ATACGTTTGAGGATTTATCTTCTCAGGTCTTGCAGGCAGGTGATTATAAGAGAAAATACGAAGAAAATGATGCGGAATGGAGAAAAAGATACCATGACCGTTTTTTCTCAGTTGTGGAGGAAACCACGAGCAAGGAAGATGATAAAGATGACGAGGTAGAAAAAAAGACTTATGAATCATTGTTTAAGGAGGATTAAAGATGCCAACTAGAGTAGGTGTGAACGGGCTTAACGCCAGTACGATTGATATTTTGAACGTCATCCGGCAGAATGCTACGTATGAATATCAGAGCATGGTGCCTGAGGTTACAAAAACAACGGATATTCCCAAAGTGGGAGAAGTATTGTATGGAAATCCTGTTTTACAGAATCAGTTCCTAAATGCTTTGATTAATCGCATTGCATTGGTGTTAATCAAGTCGTCCACTTTTAACAACCCATATGCCGACCTTAAAAAAGGATATTTGGAATACGGCGAAACGGTGGAAGAAGTTTTTATAAACATTTGCAAGGCCAGAGAATTTTCCGTTGAGAAAGCGGAGTCCCGGGAATTTAAGCGTTCTATTTCCGATGTACGCAGCGCGTTTCACGTAATGAATATGCGTTATCAGTTCCCTTTAACTGTGCAGGATGAGGATTTAAGGCAGGCTTTTCTGTCCGCAGAAGGTGTCAGCAATTTTATTGCAAAGCTGGTTGATTCCGTGTATCGTTCCAATGAGTATGTGGAGTATCTTTTGTTTAAATACCTTCTCATTAAATCAATTGCACACGGAAAAATGTTTCCGCAGGCGGTATCTCCCACCGATATGAATGACAACGCAGAAAAATTCCGTGGCGTATCAAACATGATTACGATTCTTTCTCCGAAATACAATGCATCCGGCGTTCATACAAACACACCAAAGGAAGACCAGTATATCTTTATGGATGCGATGTACAACGCCAAGTACGATGTAGAAGTTTTGGCATCTGCTTTCCACATGGACAAAGCAGATTTTATGGGTCGGCTGAAAATTATTGATGACTGGTCAACGTTTGATAACGATGCATTTTCCGAAATCGTTGCAAGTTCCGACGGGTTTGAGCCTGTAACGGCAGCAGAACTTGCAATTACAGCAAAAGTAAAAGCAGTTCTGGTGGACAAGGAATTCTTTCAGGTTTACGACAACAACCTGCGGTTTACGGAAAAATACGTGGCTTCCGGTATGTACTGGAACTACTTCTTAAATGTTTGGAAAACAGTATCCTACAGCCCATTTTCAAACGCAGTCGTTTTTGTAGAAGCCGATAACGTTGCCATGAACACCCCTGCGACACTCACGGTAGAAGTAACCGATAAAATCATCAATGATGGTGGAACGATTTTAACCCTGTCTCCGAAGGAGGATGCATCTACTTTAACGGGTCAGTGGAATTTTGTGCAGACGCGGGACGCCGTGGAAAAGATGATTGCCGTACAGAAATACGGTGTATTTATTTTCCCGACTAACGATACTACGACCAAGCCGCAGTTGATCTTAAACGGTGTTGAGTACAACGCCGCCACAGACTTAACAAATGCGGCGAATGTCGGTGATATTCTTACTTTTGCAAGAAAAAAATGATATGGGGGCTGGATATCTCCAATCCAGCCCTGAGTTCTAATGGAGAATTGAGCGTCCACATTAATGAAAACGCGAAAAAAGTTGTGTCACAGTTTTATGTGGATTCTGATGGAAATCTGGTGGCGGTAGAAGAAGAAACAAGATATGCAGTGCCGGTAGAAGATGTAAAACTTGTGAACGGGGATATCATAGTAAAGTATTAAAAAATGGGGGTGAACGACTTTTGGGTGTTGTTAATCTTGGTAATATTAAGAGCAAGCCAATATTTAGATTATTCAAAGACATAAAGCATATCTGGAGTGATCAGGAGTTGGTTGGGTCATTTGTTAAACTTGATATTCCGTTTGTTTTTAGCGAAAATAAAACATATATTGTTTTGCTTAGGTCAATAGACGGCAGTGTCACAGTTGATGGAAATAAAATAAATGTTAAAGCAATTAACCTTTCTACAAACATGGAGAAATCAATTTCTCTATCAGGTGGGGCCAGTTTTGCTGTTTCTGCAACTCACATTTCATACGCTATCTCATTTCCGAATTATTCTGGGCCAGACGGGCCTGGTGTTTATATTTTGAGACCAAAAGAAACATCTGTCGCGTCGTTATTTGATGCTGGAATTTATGAGCTATGACAAAGCAAACAAAAATCTACTTCCTGGAAGGGGTCCCGCTGGACTCCTCCTATAAAAATAGTATCTATTTTTTAACGCAGGAAGCACAGGAAAAATATTTTTTAGGCAAAGCCAAGTTTTCCATGTTGGACTGTACATTTCAGCGTCAGGAACAACGGATCCGTGTAAACCGTCCGGTATCCGATTGCTATCACATCAACTATCTGATGTGGCAGAATACATCCTATTCCGGTAAGTGGTTTTACGCATTTGTCACTCGCGTTGAATACATTAACGATGGGTGTACCTGGATGTATTTCCATATAGACTCATTACAGACTTACCATTTTAACTACCGCTTAGGGTATTGCTGGGTAGAGCGCATGCATTCTCTTACGGATGGCTTATTTGAAAATTTAGTACCTGAAAATCTGGAAACAGGTGACTATGTGACAATCGACAGATACATTACAGATTACAGCAATATGTCTGTTTGCATCATGACCGGCACTACATCCACAGGCGAGAAACCAACGGGAAAATTTT